CCAGTAGCGCCCGTTGGAGCGGCCCGGCCATAGTCACGGAACTCTTGGTCAATGTTGATTGTCGCTCGAGAGATGGCGCTTGTGATGCGGGTAGCCGCTCGAGCCTGTTGTGCTGAGTCAAGTCCAAGTCGGATTGATACATCAGTGCTGGTGCAGTAGGTCATATCACATGACCCCCTGTACATCAACGCCAAGCGAAGCGAACAGGGCAATAGCGGCGTATTTCAAATACTTGGCCATAGTCGATAGTTCAAGAACGGCTTGCTCAAGCAAGCGTGTTCTTTCTTCCAAGTTATCCAAGCGAGCCTCATTGTTCATCTTCAATCACCTGCTTTGCTTCTTCAAGGCGGGAGATGAGGTCGGCTTTAGTGCCATCGACTGCAAGACCGTTGTCATTAGCAAGGGCAATCAGTTCGTCCTTTTTCATTTTCTTCATTGCGGATGGGGATGGCAACTTATCGACGATTTCCTTTAGGTCGTCGGCCAACTCCATGACCTCATCGAGTGTGATTTTACCATCGGCCATCAATTTTTTGTATGCTTTGTACCCAGCCAGACCAAGACCAACGGCGATGGCGGCGAGCAAGATAATCATTTCGGTGTCCATTTTGTTCACTCCTTGTATTCAATTTGCTTAACTGCTGATGTTGGGATGAAGGAAAACGGCTTGTTTTCGCCCACCCTATATACTGCGTACCCATGCTCCGTCTTTTCAATGTTCACATTGGTGTAGCACCTTTCGGGCGGTTGGTACACAATTTTGCCTTTTCTTCTACTCACTCTTCTCACCTGTTATCAAGTCTTTCTTTTCTTTCTTTTCTTCTGCGTCAAGTTCTTTCGATTTAGCGTCGAACCATCCGTCTAAATATGTACATCTCGTCATTACTCAAGCCTCCTTATGTCAAGGAATGTTTGTACTTTGTGCCGTCCCTGTGGACCGGGGATAAACCCACCGACTTCGTAGGTTGAGCCAGTGGCTCTAACACTGAAATACACACGCGTTCCAGCAGTCAAGAAGGCAGTAGTAACTCCCGAAACAGTGCCGAAGTCATAACTTCGTGCCGTGTTTTCCGCCGAGAATAGGTCGCCCGACATGAATGGGTTCGTTGAGATTTGGAGCCTTATTATATCTCCCGGTCCCGTAAAATTGATGGATGCAGTAAAGTTAAGTTGGTACAGTCCGTCTGCTTGTATTTCTATGAAGTCCGGTCCTTCTATCCAATCAGTGACCGCACCCGTTTGGTATGTGCCAAAGAGGTCGTTGGGTGTGAATTGTAGCAAGACAGGGAGATTTGAACCTGTCGATACTGTTTGTTGAAGTATGTATTTCTCGTACTGACCCGTGATGGGTGTTGGTAGGGTAGCCCAAGAAAGAGTGCCAGCACCGTTGGTTTGTAGGACTTGACCGTTTGACCCATCAACTCTCGGTGCAGTACCGGGAAATGTTAGAATTTCTCTAATTACACCCCAACCATCTTGCACATCTTCCTCTCCACTACGGAAGAACAACGGTTCTTCATCAACAGAAGAAGAGTTGGTGGCAGAATTGGAAAATAACTGCCAAGCCCGATAATTCGCACTCCAACCTTTCATAGTCATAACTGAATCCCATTGGTTCGGTGAGCCTGTTATGTCGTCAGTAAAGTCAAACGAAACAGACCTTACAGGGAAGTCGTTGGGGTGGACATCCCCATCATTCCTTGAATCACGAATCGCCAACTGGTTGATACCACCATTGCTTCTCCCGCTTTGAGTGCTTGGAACTCCACCCCCTCTCGCCCATTCCTTAACCTCGGTAAAGGTGATTTTGCGATTTGTGCCGTTAGCCCCGTCATCTAAAAGAAGTAGGTCGGTATCACGAATCGCAGTGTTGGCGGGCAAGGCTGAAATGTCAATCGCACCACCTCCACCACCTGTTGCACTCAATGTTGAACCTGCTAATGATAGACCACTTCCAACGGTCAATGCTCCCAAGTCGCCGTTAGCATCAGCATGAACGATAGCATTAGTGGCATTTGTTTGTCGAATTGTCCCTGTCACATCTAATTTTGTCTGTGGGTTAGTATTGCCTACACCTATATCTTGTGCGCTTGTTACCCACATGGCATAATTCGCACCCGTTTTTATAGCGGCTACATCAACTGCCCTAAGAAATAGGTCGTCTGTTGCATAGATTGTAAGGTCATTACCTGCTCCATTTGTACCGATATTTGAACCCGAAGCCCAAGTTATATCGTTGCCGTTGGCTAAAGTCACCTGTCCCGAAAGAGCAAGTGTAGCCTCGCCTTCGACTGCGGCAATAGCGTCTGCATCTGTGTACCCCGAACCGGCTGGACCTTGTGGTCCCTGTGGACCGGCTGGTCCTGTCGGGCCTGCCGGACCTTGCGCTCCGTCTGCTCCATCGGCCCCATCTGCGCCATCAGCCCCGTCTGTACCATTAGTACCATTAGTACCTGCTGGACCTTGCGCTCCCGCCGGTCCTTGTGGGCCTTGAGGTCCAGTTGGACCTGCTGGACCCGTAGCACCTGTTTGACCTTGCGCTCCATCCGAGCCGTCTGCTCCGTCCGAGCCGTCTGCTCCATCATTTCCGTCTACACCATTAGAGCCTGCCGCTCCTGTTGGTCCCTGTGGACCCGCAGGTCCGGTAGCACCTGCCGCTCCGGTAGCACCTGCTGGTCCGGCTGGACCTTGTGCGCCATCGGCTCCATCTGCACCATCCGAGCCGTCTTGTCCGTTAGTACCTGCTGGACCCGTTGGGCCTGCTGGACCTGCTGGACCCGCAGGTCCGGCTGGTCCGGTTGCACCAGCACCAAATGTAGTATCAGTACCATTGTCGTCTGTAAATACCAATGTGTTTGGCGCAGTATTTTTAACCCAAAGAACTCCTGTTCCGGGGGTCGTGACAATGGGATGGTCTGCGCCTTCTGTAATTTTAATGCCTCTATCTACATGAAGACAGTCGCTCGCAAAAGTAAGATTAGGGTCACTTACCATAGCGTTATTACTTTCGCCATATAGAAGTCTGTTCGATTCAATTATGTCTCGTCCTGTACCGCCTGCTCTAACTCCGACAATGTCTCCTTCCTTCGGGTGATAAATGCCGTCTGCGATAGGGAAGAAGCCCCAAGTTCCTTTGATGGTAGGTCGGTTCACCAAATGAATCGCAGAGCCTCCTGCGGCCTTTAGAGAGGCTCCTACGCCTATTGTAAGGTCGTCGAGGAAAAGTCTTGATGCCTTTTCAATTTTAGCCCAAGCACCTGCTCCGTCTGTGGTGGCATAAATAGCCATTTTCTTAAATGTGAATGTAGTAATGCCGTATGTGCTTGAACCGGAAATGGGAATTGTAAATCCCGAACTCATGGCTTGAAAAGACCAAGTAGCATAACCTCCATTGAATACACTTATACTAATATCAAATTGTCTTATGTGCGCTCTCGTTAAAGAAAATACCTTTGCTTTATCGTTAGCAGAAGGGGTACTTGTTATGGGGGCAAATGTGCCACTTACTGCACTTAAAGAATACATATTAACTTCTGTTGCATTAGCAAGGCTTGGAGTAACATATTCCGGCGTAAAATTAGAAGTGTCGAGGGTAACAGCCGGATAAACACCACAGTCAAAATATACATTAGTAGTAGGTGTCGATGTAAAAGAAAATGCAAGATTTTGTCTCGCCGTTGCATTTCTAAATGGACTTTCTGCGATATAAAGTTCCACAAAACACTTATTTGATTTGTAAGGTGGAGTTCCACTAAAATTCAAAGTATAGGTTCCATTAGTCTCAAGAAGTCCTTCCTTTGCGATTTTAAGACCATTAAGTGCTAAATTATTGTCTATAATGACTAAACCTTCGGCAGTGTCTTCGATGCTAATTTCATTTACAGAAGAAATATCAAAATTACAATCTCCTACTCCTTCTCCTGTAAAAATACAGTTGTCGCTTGCGCCGGGAACTCCTGCTGGCGACCAGTTAATTGCTGTCGACGCATCACCTTGAGTCGATTTCGTCCAAGTATAATCAGTCATTTACTTCACGCCGTATCTGTTCTTGTGCTTGTTTTAGACACAACAACGGCGGAGCCACCTGCTTCTGCAATAGCGGCCATATATTCATTTGCTCGCGTTTCAAAATTTTGCAGTTGCGCCCGTATTCTTATGTCTGTTCTACGCTGTTCGGGTTCGGGTACATAGGAAGGAATAGTATCAATCATAACTCGCAAACAATCGCAAGCCACCAGCATTTTGATTGCTGATTCTTTTACTGTCTCGTCATTTCCGACATCATCGGAAAGACCGTAAAGAGTAGAGGAACGAGCCTTTTTGTTGACTTCGGCAGTACGCATAGTAAGGTATTCACTAATTGTACCTTCATTAAGACCGCGTGGGCGATTTAGCAAATCACGAATTTGACTTGTTGTCACCGTCATTCTTGCTCACCTTTTTCTTTGGACTCTTTTTCTTGGGTGCGGCTTTCTTAGGCTTTGGTTCGGGTTTAGGTTCCGAGTATTCTTCGTTTTGAGGAACATCAATTAAACAATACTTTTCATCGTAAAAGGCACGACCAAGAGGGAACATAGCCCCTGTTTTGATAAGCCTTCTTGCAAATTCACTGTTAGGAACCCACACTACCGAGCCAAAAGGAATATCAGCAGGTAGTTGCTGTCGTCCGTAAAAACGACTCTTGATTCTTCGGAAAAGGTAGCCCTTTCCATCTTCCCAAGTGCTAAATCGGTGCATCATAGCCGAGAAAGAATCCTCTTTAGGAAGAGGAAGTCCTCGGTCTTTTAGTGCCTTTGCGATTGATGCCTTACTCTTCATCCTTAATCACCTTCTTTGGGGTCGGCTTAGGTTTAGGAGTGGGGGTTGGTTTAGGTGTAACCTTGGGTTTAGGTTTTGCGAAAGAATCAGCGAGGTCTGCGGCGGCTCGTCGAGTCAAAAGACCCTTGAACTGCTCCTTTTCACTTGCGCTTAGACTGCGTCCAAGTCGCCTTTCGGCGTAGCCTACGAGAAATTCTTCGTATTCGGTCAATTAAAACACCTCCATCAAGCGGAGATGTTTGCAATCTTACAGATACGATTGTTCTTTCCGGATGCGGCTCCATCTTGCATTTCGTGAACGACGCAACCCATGTAGCCTGTGAGCATCCAATCGAAACCGACACCGGGGATTCGGGTCAATTCGGTCTCTTGGAAACCATCACCGTTGTATTGGAAGAACTCTGCGGTTTCTCCACCGGGGATGAGGAGAAGTGCAGTGTCAGCAAGTCCACTGTTTCGGGTGTAGTAGATTGTCAAGTTGCTCATTCGCTTGAGATGTTCTTCAAGAGATTCCACGACATTGCCGTAAAGAGTGGTCTGCAAAAGAACGCTTCGGTGCTTTGCAGGGACGACGAGAGCCATTGGTTCGTTTCCGGACACACGACCGTTCTCGAAGATTAGGTCCATAGCGGCAAGAATGTTTGCTTCTGCGTCTGCACCTGCGGCATCCCATTCGTTTCCACCAGCGACAGTCACAGTTTGTCCTGCGCCTGCAATGAGGGAGTCGAGGATGAGGTCGTCAATAACATCAGCCATGTTTCGGACGATAGCGAGTTGCTGTCGGTCCATGTTCTCGAAAGATTCGCCTCGGAGGAGAGTCGAGTCGAGGAAGATACATCGACCCATACCCTTCTTCAAGTGGACGGAGTAGTTGGCCGTACCAATCTTGGTTGGGTCGGCAACAGCGTTGTCAGCGAGAGGGTACGAGAAAGTACCTTCTGCACCTGTGTAGAAGGTGAACTCAAGCCATCCAACACGACGGACACCAACGATTTGAGTACCCACTGCAATAAGAGTGGATTGTAGTTGGATAAAGTCACGGAGGGTTTGTTCAAGGACTGCATCGGATTGTCCGAATGGTCCGGCGGCGGCTTCGACTGTCAAGATTTGTTCAAGTGATTTGTTCATATTTTTCAACTCCATTTATTTTTTTGCTATCAAGCGATAACGGATGCACCAGTCATCACAGGAATAAGGTCGCCATCAGCCGTAGTAGCGGTTCCTTCACCGATATACAAGCCAATTTTCTTGTTACTACCAGCAGTAGCAGTGACAAGGCCACCTGCGCCTGCATAGACAGTTAGTCCGGTAGTCCAAGTAATTCCGGTTCCGGAAGCGAGCATAAGAACGCCACCAAGAGGTCGGAAGGAAACAAGACCGCCATCCACAAGACCGGAGGAATCTCGCTCGGACTCTTCGGCAGATACGCCGAGAGCGACTTCGCCTGCGGCGGTCAAGTCGAGTTTGTTGTTGGTTCCATCGTTGGTAAGCAAGTAGCCTTGTCCAACGACAGTAAGTCCGGATTTCAAAGTTGCGTTTCGGGGGGCAGATAGGTCAGTCATTATTGTTCACCTCAAATTAAGTTGTTCTCCTTAGCCTCGGCATATAGAGGGGAGCGGAGATGTGATTCACTAACGGTCTTGTTCCAAGCGTTAGCCCACACATTGAAGCCCTTTTCGTAAATGGCTTCGGGGGTTTGTAGTTTGCGACCATTAAGGTAATTTGCGACAACTTCGCCGCTTTCCTTGACAGGTGCTTCAACAGGAGATTCGGAAGCCTTCACTGGCTTCATTTCGACGACAGGTGCTTCGACAGCGACCTTTGCTTCAAAGGAAGCAATGATTGTGCTAATGGTTTCCGAAGGAAGGTCAGTGACTCCTGCGATTCCCATTTCTGTTGCCTTTTCCACAAGAACAAGTCGGGCTTCTTCTGCCTTTGCTTCTTCTGCGGCTTTGATTGCATTTAGTTCTGCTTCCTTCTCTGCGAGGGAAGCCTTGAGTGCTTCGAGTTCTGCCGAATGGTCGACAGTTGGTTCGACGATTTCTTCGGATGCTTCAATAATTGCTTCTGTTTCGGTCATTGATTTCACCTTTCGTTGAATCTGCATAGAGTCAGTGTGAGATATAAAGGCTTCTGTGCTTTCGACAGAAAGCCCTACTTTCTCGACAGTATCAATAGTAGCCCGATTGTATGCAGGTCGATGGACGATAGCGAGGTGGTCGAAGGTAAAATCTGTTTCAAATTTCATAACCATTCGACCATCTTCTGCTTCGACCATATCATCGGGAATACCGGAACCGCCGATAGAAACGCCGTAGCCTTTTCGCAACCATAGTCCGGATTCGAGAGCCTCAAAGAGTTCCGAGCGGTACACATCTGCTTTGAAAGATACTTCCCAACTTCCATCAATGTTGTCAGTGATAGACGCTTGATTAACGATACCTACGACAGCGTCATTTACTCCGCCGTCCATGTTTCGCTTGAAGCGTCCGTTTTCGGATGGTGGATGGTTCAAGGTTAAATCAGCACCTATCATTTGAGGTACTGCGAGGTCAGCACCGGCCCTTGTGATTTCCCAACCATTCTTGTTAATTCCTTCATGGAAAGCGATACCACTAATTCGCACGATTTGTTTTCCTGTCGATGCCTCGATAATTGCTTCATCAATTTGAAAATCAATATCGAGTGTAACGGCTACCTTTCGGCACTTTCCGCCCACCATTTCTTCGCCTACTCCACAGGAGGAACCTTTGTCGTGATAAGAAGCGTCGTGAGAATCGTTCTTGTCGAACCACTGTCGGAAAGTGGCTTCATCTTTACCGGGGAAGTAAAGAGTCTTACCGTCAGCAGTCTTTTCTGTATGGAAAGTATCACCGAGACCGATTTCTTTAGCCTTTGTGCGGGCGGCGTCTTCGGTAGTGAAAATGTAGTCTTCCATACCTGCTGAAAGGAACTCTTCGTAAAATTCTTCTTCTGCCTTGAAAGTATGTCCTTTGTGTGCTTCCATGCACTGTTCTTGCGAATAACCCATTTCTTCACAACGAGACATATACTCATCGTGTGTTTCATCATCGGATGGTTTAGGTTCTGCGGCTTCGTGAGTGCAACCACAGCCACAGTCTTCTGCTACTTCGCCACAACCACCCATACCTTCAACCACTGTATCGTCTGTTTTATTAAAGTCTTCCATGCTTTCAACTTTAGAACCACTTCGCCATTGATAGCAAGACCAATAACCTGCTGTGGTTTTGTCTTTCTTGTTAGCACAATCATGTCGGTCACGGAATGCCTTTCGTCGCTTAGGGTCGTCACGCTTGATTTCCATGTTAGGGTCGCCAAATCGCACGATAATAACACGACCACTTGCGTTTTTCACATAGACTGCGAATTTCTTAGGACCGCCTTGTGTGCGGAAAGGCTTGTTTAGAGTTACCTTACGACCTTTATATTCAGCCGCCTCAAATGTCTCTCCGTCCCAATCTTCGTAGTCTTCTCCTTCTGTGGCTCCTCTTGGGTGAGACTTAGGCAGTAGGTCGTTGTCTTGCTTGTAATTTGGATTGGAAGGCCGTCCGTTTCGCAAGAGATATAGGAAGGCTTTGACGCGAGCGACTCCCCATCCACTGCGGGACATATTTGGAGCGTGTGTCCGACTAAAAGCACCAGCCCCACGACGGAAGACAGACTTAAGCCGACCCATAGTAGCCTTGCTACCCTTTCCTTTTTTAGCGACTTTAGCATTATGTTCCACCATCAATTTGCGAATACGGGATTCTGTTTCCTTACTCATTTTAATTGAGTTGTTAGGTTTTTTTGCAGACCCCGGCTTATTTTTCTTAGAACCCTTACGACGCTCACTTGGTTTAGCAGGAGTCTTACGAGGGTCTTTTTTTCCCGGTTTTCCGTATTGCAAAGCCTTTACATTTTCTTCCATCACTTATCACCTGTTTTCTTAGCCGGTTTTGTAGTAGACTTGGAGTTGTTTTCTTTATTCATCTCAATTTTTGCTCGGCGTTCTTCGGCATCCATCATGTGCTTGTGTTGTTGTTCGGCCAAAGCCATTTGACGCTCAAGTTCTGCGCGAGCCTCCATAACACGGTGTTGAGATTCAATAACAGAAGGATGAAGTTCTGTTTCAGTCTGTTGCTCTTGCTTCCATAGTTCGAGCATAGTAGCAAAGGCAGGTTGAGCAGTACCGCCGATAATAGCGATAAGTGCAATGAAACCTTCGATGTTTTCAAGAACTACATCCGGCTTGTAAATACCCATAGCCACTACTGCGCCGGAGGCCGCAAGCCATAGATACACTGCTGGAAGTGCAGTCCACTTAATCATTCTGTCGTTGACACTATCCTTTGTATGTTTTCCCATTTTACATCACCTGTATGCCTGTAAATGCTGTGACGAGAAAGGTTACTACGCCACCAAGAACTTTCTTCATGGTAGCCATATCTTTCTCTATGTGGTGGAGATGGTTGTTTTTGATTATTGAAATGTCCTGTTTCATGTCTGTAACTTCCGAAACAAGCCAATTCAACTTACCATCGGAGTCCCTACTAAGGACATCGTCCAAATCACTCTTCTCCGGCATCTTCATCATCTCCTATGTCGCTTGCTCCATCTTGACCGTTTTCGCGTGGGAGTCTACCCATAGGTTCGGGACTTGTTTCGCCACCCTTTCGTACATCTCCCTCAAGTTCTTGAGGTTCACCTACGATATGCAACGCTTGATTTAGTGTCAATATACCTGCGCCGTAGCCCATATTGGCTCTTTGCATTTTGTTCAGTCTCGTTTCTTCATCAATTGGCTCGAAATCAAGTGATGGTAGGTCGGCCATTGTGTGATTGATTCGCAGCAAATCCAAGTGTTTGCTAAACATCTTGCGAACCGCTTGGTTTAGAATAGCCTGCATCCTGCGAATTGCTTGCGAAGACCATTGGTTCGCTGTGTAAGATGCTGCGAAAGTCGAACCTTTCTCTTGCCCTGCCGCAACTCTCGGTACTTGCAATACTGCGGCTATGTCAGCATTGACATTGTCGAGGAACGAAGTAGTATCGGGAATAGCAGTCCTTTGGTCGATATGCTGAATACTGACATAATCGGGGAAGATAGGTACTTGGTCGCCACGAAGAGATTCGAGAGTAGCGACTACTTGCGACATAATGAATGAAAGTCTTTCTTTCTGTTCATTTGGGTCTTGGATGTGAGCGATAGCGGATTTGTCGATGGTAATGTATTGTTTTGTCATAGCGTCTTCAATCGCAATACGGTTGTTCATGCTATTGTATTTCGCTCGAATAGCCTGTTTTAGTGAAGTAAAGCGGGATGCGCCCCAAATACCGTATGTGACACGGCCTTCGCTGTCTGTGAACCAATTACTGCGATAGTCAGTTCGTACATGGAGAATTTCGTCGGACCTAATTTCTTCGACGGTCGATTCCCCTTCACGAAGAAAGTATCTTTCGGCGGTAATAATAGGGTTGACTTCATCAGCCACTTCGTTAATACCTCGACCATCGAGAATAGTAATTTGTTTTACAGGTAGAGATTGCAGTTGGGTTATACCCTCTCTGCTCGTACCTACATACTTGTTAATGTCATTTCCGTACACCATCATGTTTCGCATGGCGTTAATGAGAAAATCATCGAAATCAATGGTTTCTTCAATGAGAAGTCGGATTGCTTCTCGGATTCTTGCGTTTCTTGCCGCCCGATAGTCGATTGTGTAGTTATTAGCCGTTAGGCTAACTGCTCGAACTGCACCGTTGAGTTCGGGGTCCAGCCTAAGCATATCGTCGAACAACTCAAAATCATTGTCGTAATTTGTATTATCACGAAGTTGGTTCGTTTCTTCGACGATGTCTTGCATACCAGCAATCATGCTGAAAGGCCGCCTGTGTGGAACAGCGTAAGAGTAATCCGCCTTGATTTCCACCGGCTGTTCTGCGGGTTTAGATGAGAACGGCCACACCATGATAGCGTGTAGCATTCTTTTGTCTTATGAATGTAGTCATGCGGTCGGCCCGCAAAAACCGGACATTAGCAAATTGTTTAATGAATGTATTTCTTTGTAAGGCATAAAAATAATTAGAAAAGAAATAAACGAGGCACTGCTCTCAATATGACACTATTGTTTATTTATTCCTAAGAGTCTATGTTAAAATGGCCTCTCTCTATGAGAGACTATACTATATTAAAAAGTTAATCTGTATAAGGAAAGATTACAGAATAACGAGAATGACTTAGCAGTACGCTGTTTATTTCTTTGTTTATTCTGTGAACAGACTGAAAAGAAATACATTCATAAGGTAAGACTTACATGGTAAAATCATGGCGAAAGGGCTGACTAAGACGCAGAAGGACAAAAAATTTGTGAAAAGTCAAATTCACGAATTCCAAGGCGAACTACTATCGTTTGCAAAACACCTACACTCTCTCGATAACTCAAGGACCATTCAAGGCTGGCGAGGAGTGGCTTCGAGACTGAAGCAACATCAACCCGACCTCTTTGCTTGGGACGATGTAAATTACAACGATATGCTTCCTAAAGAGTGGGACGGTACTCCGACAGGTCTTGCAAAGCGAATGTACCGACAAGACCCCTCTATTTCTCTTAACGCATGGCGTATGCGTATAAACACTGCATTTAACAACGGAGCGATAACTACATCACACCGACCGGAGTTCGTTGTAGAGCATCTAAAGAAAGAAAACAAAAGCCATGAAGACCTATGGGCTGATATTGAAGCAATATCTAAGAAAGCAATCGCAAATGTCGAACACGCTCGTTGGGCTGACATACATATGCAGACCCCCGAAGATAAGTTCATTGGTATTGCATTCCAAAGCGACCAGCACATCGGTAATCCTTTCTGCGACCACGAACAATTGCGAATTGATACCGAACTCATTGCTAACAGCGAAAATGTCTTTGTGATTCATGCAGGCGACTATATCGACAACTTCATTATCGACAAGCCTCGTCCCGCTATGAAAGCGTCAATCCCTCCTTCCGTTCAATGGAAGTTGTGTGAGCATTACCTCGATATGTCCGTCGACAGTCTTATGGCTGTCGTTGCGGGTAATCACGACCTATGGACTGCTGGTATGACTGACTTCGACCCTCTAAAGCGATTTGTCGAAGAAAGAGGCGTACTTTACCACGCACACGAACTAAACCTTCGTGTGTGGGTCGCTGAAATCCCATACCACATTTCTGTACGACACAAGCGAAGAGGCAATTCAAACCTCGACCCAAGTCGTGTTATCAAAAAGATGTGGGACGATGGCGAAGCAGATTTCGATATTGGCGTAGTCGGACACCATCACACCCCACTTGTTTCCCCATTCACTAAGCATGGTCAAGAGCGTTGGGCTGTAAGACCGGGCGCATACAAGATTGTAGACTCGTTTGGCGAAATGTGTGGTTTCCCAAGAGAGAAACCTACAAGCCCTATGGTTATTCTAAACCCACACACCAAAGAGATACAAGGCTTCACAGACTTGCGAATGGGTCTTAGGACACTCGCCGCATTAAACGGAGATGAGTACGATGAAGATTTGGGCATCCAATGATAAAGAATTGCGATTTACAGAAGTCGATGAAGATTATATTGCTGTAAATGTATTTACAGATGATTTTATTATAGGTTTGATGTGTGGTCGTCGAGAAGTCGAAAAGTTGTGTTTGTCTTTAGCCGAATGGTGTGGTATTCCCCTGTTCGATAAAAACATATTAGGTGAAGAAGAATGAATAGAATCCTCACTGCTCTCAATATGGAGCGCAGTCGTACAGACATTAAGCACTTTTATGAATGGTTAGGCTACACTTGGGGTCAACACATCGGAGAATGGATGGACTTGTACGGAGACCGTCGAGACAAACAAGTTCACCGTGTCTGTGTCATTGCTCCGAGAGACCACAGCAAATCCACTACTCTTCGTGTGAAGGTACTACACCAACTACTTTTTGAAAAGTGGCGTGGTAAGCCCTTTACTATTTGGTTGTTTTCAGCAAACAAAGATTTGGCTATGAATCGTCTTGAAGAAATTCGACAAGACTTGAAGCGTCACCCCGAACTATCCCGTATGATTGATGAGAAAAGAGGCAACCGATTTGAAATTCGTCTAAACAATGGTGCTTGGATTAAGGCGACATCAGTAGGTTCCGGTATTCGTGGAGAACACCCTGCGGCAATCGCACTTGACGATGTATTGGACGACCAAAACGATATGTCTTATGATGTAGTGCAACAATGGTTTCGCAAGAAATTGACTCCTATGCTTTCCCCCGGTACTTCGATTTACTGTGTCGGCACTCCTATGTCTATGAATGACTTGTATCACACTGAAATGTTATCGAATGAATCTTGGGACAGTTGGCGTAAAGGTGCTATTGTCAATTATGACGAGTGGCGAAACGAAGAGGACACTGAAGCAAAGTGCCTTTGGCCTACTGAAAGACCATTGGAGTTTTTACTTGAACAAAGACAGGCGATTGGAGAACTTGCTTTTGCACAAGAGTACCTATGTAAGGTCGTAGACGATGATAGCGCAGTATTTCCGCAGACAATTACTCGCAAGAATATGGATATGTCGCAAGTCTTACAATCGACTTCTGTGTACGATGGCGTTTATGCTATTGGCTTTGACCCAAGTCACGGTATTGGACAGGACTATTCTGTTATGGTCGTTTTGCGAAAAGACGAAGAGGGAAACATTCACATCGTAAATGTGTGGCGCAAAAACACTTTCCCACCGGAAAAGCAAATTGATACGGTGATTGACTTCAATGGACGCTACAATCGGCCTAAATTCGCATTTGAGAGCGCAGGTTTCCAATCCCTTTACTCTTCTTTGCTAAATCAACGAGGAGTTACGCTCGACTTGAAGTTATCTAAGGTTAGCAACAGCACTTTGAAGCAAGGTCTTATGACTCGCTTGCGAAGTTGGTTTGAACAAGGCAAAATCATTGTACCTTATGGAGACGACCCTACTCGACGCATAATGAACATATTATTGGACGAATTAGAGTCCCATGTATGGAAGAACGGTAATATCCTCGATAAAGGCAAGCATAACGACATAGTAATGGCATTAGCACACGCAATTGACCTGTTTAACCTGCAAAGTAAGGGCGGAATGCCCGCAGCAGGCGCAGCAGTGTCCATGAAAGGTTGGGGAAAGAACGAAAAGCGTCAAAAGTCGTCACGCATCACTCGGAATTCGGGCAGAACGGGCAAATATCGTACTTTTTTCTAAAAAAAATAAAATTTTTCAAAAAATTTCGGAAATTTATTTGCGGTGGTAGGCGTACTCAAGGCGGCGAGTCGGCCAAATTTTGGCCCCTCTCCGTAGGAGAGGGGCCAGTCCACGATTCTTTGGAATCCTGTTCAGTAGCCTTCGGCTACTGAACAAGGGCCACAAAGGCAGTTCGGGGTTCCATCATCTCCGAAGGAGATGATAACGACCTCGGAGAGGTCGGTCGGTCGGCGGCAGGCTTGGCAATGGTTTCCGGTTCGGTCCATACCACTCCGACCTCTTCTCCCCTTATCAACTTAACCATCCGGCATTCTGCTAATTCTGCCCCCTTTCCCCTAAGGGGAAAGGGGGCGTGTAGCGTCATGCGAGGGTGCGCTCGCGCATGTCCGCACATGTGCAGGCAGGTGCGCTCGCAGGTGCGCTCGCACACGCGCATAGGCGCACACGCACACGCACACGCGTACACGCGCTCGCACACGCATGCGTGGCGTGATGCGTGATTTTTAATAAGGTTTCAAAAAAGACCAAAGGTCTTTTTTGCTTTGACATTAAAGCGCGATTTCCATCAAAAAATTATTTTCATAGTATTATGTAATTATTTTCATAGTATTATGTACCACCTTCCCAAAGGGAAGGGGGTACTAATCCTATGGGGTCTTTGCTTCACTGTTGCATCATCAACTCGTTGATGATTGTATTTAATAAAGGAATAGAATTGGTTGTAGCCAACCAATTCTAAATTGCTATTAAAGGGTCGATTCTCTCTAAGAATTTTTAGGTTCCCTAAAAATCCTGCCGAGAATGGAATCTTTGTCTGTTGAAGTTGGCTCCTCGGAGCCAAAAAGCCGAGACTTTCTTGCTAAAATTCAAAGCCATAGTTCCAAAAGTAGCAAGACTCGTCTTGCTAAAACGACAACTTTGCTATTGAAATCGCAAAAGAAGGGGATAATGGCAAGGCAGCCTAAAGGCTGACTCCGGATTATCAAGACTTAAATACAGAATAAGGATTGTTGAATCCTTATTCGTATTTTGCGAAATTCCTTTTGAGGAATTTCATCCTCGCGCACACCTGCTTGCGAGACGATTGGTTGGCTGAAATTTTAGTTCCCCTAAAGGGGAACTACTTTTCGGAAAGATTCTTACCCTAACTCCTTTCAAAGGAGTCCATGTGTGCTTGCGAGATGCTTGGTTTCGGCTTCCCTAAATCGGAAATTCTTGCTAATCAGTACCCCCTTTAGGGGGTACTGCCGAAGGCTTTTGGGGCCATCGTCTAAAGACGATGAGTATTCTTCTCTTTTAATGGTCTTTACTCCATAACAAAGTGATGGAGTTAAAAGACCGTATAAAAGGAGAAGAAACCAACGATTGCCAAACCGAAGGAGGTGAAAACCGCCAACTTCCTACGGAAAATTTTGATGATTCGGCAACGAAGTTGTTTCATCTCAACCAAAGCATTTCCAATGCTTTCCCCCTCAACTTTCAGTTGACCCTTCAAACCGAAGCCCAATGGGCTTTGGAAGCAACTCAGCGAATCATCGGAGATGATGGAACAATACTGCTTGCAGTATTGAACAAAGTCGGCCTGACTACCTTCGGTAGATTTTTTGGAATGCTTGGTTTGACTGCAAGTCAATTTGAACATGGCCTCCATTCCTTCTACGAAGAATGGGACGAAGACGAAGTGGACTGTCCTCCGGACATTCCAAGTGGAATCGAATGGTTTGTTGATGAAATCAACAGGACCAAAAAATTCGCAAAGGACTCCGTCCTTTCGGCTTCAAAAGTCTTGAGTCTCTCCAAGGAGAGCCTCATCAATGACTTCGTCATTCCCTTCTACAAAATTCCCAAGTCAAATTCATTTGACTTGGAAGACCTCGCCGAAGATGCCTTTTTCAAAGGCATGAAAACCCTTCGGGTTGGAGCCAAAAATTGCCATACAATCTACGATTGTTTCAACCAACTCGACACTGCTGACTTCGTCAGCATTTTTGAGTATTTCCTTGAAGGTCTTGACCTTCAGCAGTCAACGGAGTTGACTAAGTTCCAAACCGAAGGTTTGGAGGCCGGATATAGCCTCCATTGTCTCCGACAATACCCTTCGGGGTTCCCCAAAGGGGAAAGGTCATTTCCAAGAGTCTTCATTCACCGTCAAGACGGTGAAGGAAAAATGAACATTGACGAAGTCAAGGTCTTCATTGAAGGTCTTCCAACGGAGTTGGACCGGAAAGCGGCGACTTTGCTCTTAGAGCATGCTTGTTCTTGGAACAAAGAATTTGCCGAAGGCAAGTCATTTTGGTCTGCTTACGACTTTGACGGAGTCAAGGCTTTGGCCGACTTCCTTGATATTCCATATCAATCCGGAACCTTCGGTTCCGAAGTTGCGAAAATCTTCCGAGAGTTCCTCTCGGAGAACATTGAGAACTTCTCCTTGGAGAACTTTGAGAATGAAGCAGAAGAACTTCTCCGAACGAAGTTCGGAACTCATCCCGATTGGACCGGAATCTTAGATTTCGGTTTCGTTTGGACCTTGTCATTTATGACAAATGTCCCAAAGAAAGTCCTTCGGTACTACCGAAGGATAGCCAACAGTTGCCACAATGACTTCGTCAACGGCAACTACTGAACCTCAAGTCAACTTCGTTGACTTGTGAATTTGCCTCAAGGGAACTTCGTTCCCTTGGGGCATTTTTTCTTGCGCGTGTGTGCCTGCCTGCGTGTATAAAAAGCAACAAGTTGCTTTTTTTCCTGTGCAGGAAACCTTCGGTTCCTGCGTGTAAATTTCCGTTGACCTTGGTCAAGGAAATTAGAGGAGCAGGTGCGCTTGCACACCTGCGGGCGGGGGTATGTGCGCCTACGAGGGTGTGTGAGCCTGCCCCTTAAAAGGGAAATAGGATTCCCAAATTCCTATTTCACTTTCGCAAATTCCCCGAAGGGAATTTGGGCCGGATGGTCTTGACATTGAACTTAGTTCCACCTGCGAGACCCCGCCGGTAGCCTCCTTCGGAGGCTAAAAGCGAGCCAAATTTCCATAGAAATTTTACCCACAGGCTCGCGCTCGCGCTTGCGAGGGTACGCTCCCGCTCGCCCATGCTCGCCCTCGCGCCTACACGCTCGCTCGCCTACGGGCCTGCCCTCGCAGGCGTGTGTGATTTAGGAATAGGAATTCTTCAATCCTATTCCTAAATTTGCGAAAAATCTCTCCAAGATTTTTGACATGCGAGCCTACGCTCGCACTCGCGCAGGGGCAGGTACGAGCGCATACGGGGAGGCAGGTGTGGGTATGTGCATACACATGCACCTGCACTCGCAGGGGTGCGCCTGCTCGCGCTCGCGCCCATGTGCGCCTACGCTCGCTCGCACCTGCTCGCGCTCGCCCTCGCATGTGTGCTTTAAGAATAGAGTATCAATATACTCTATTCATAAAGTCGTCAATTTCCTACGGAAATTCAGCACCTACGCACATACGGAGGCACATACGGAGGCGTGGTTGACCTCCTAAAGGAGGTTTAGGTCGACCTAAATCCAAAGTAGTACCAAAATGATACCACCCTCTCCGGTCTCAGCAGTACCGTTCTAAGGCCGAGGAAATCGCAAACCTTACCGAGATACCACCGATGCCTCGTAAGTACCCATATGGACAAATCTGTGATTTGTTCATATTGGGTAAAATAAAACCGATGAACTCGCGCCCCTCATGTGTGAGTGTAGGGGAAGGTAGGTAGCATTCGGAAAGGGTAAAGCCCAAAAACGATGGACTGCTGAAGGTTTTTCCTTTAGGGAAAACCGCCCTTATTGGGGGGTCGTAGACCCCACCCCTGCGCTCTTGCCCTTTGGCTTCGCCAAAGACCAAGGGCTTTCAAAGCCCTCAAAGTACCCGCTACGCCAATTCCCCTCTAAAGAGGGGAATGCTTTTGAAAATCAATAGCACTCTATTGATTTGCAAAAGTCAAAGCAAAGACTTTGTCCTTTTGCACACGCATGGAGTCCTTTTAAAGGACTTGGTATATCAAGTTAATCCAAGACTCAATTGACCCCTAAAGGGGTCAATTGGTTTAGCAAAATAATTTGCCTCGCAGGCATGTATGTGTAGGGATTTGAATAATCAATATCAGTATATTGATTATCCAAATCGCAGAGATTAACATTATCCCCCTAAAGGGGGATAATGTTAGGGTACTATCTAAGTATCATTAGTTATATCCTCTCATCTTTGATGAAGAGGAATATAACATGATACATAAGATAGAAACCCCCTATGGAACTGTCGTCGATTTGATTCGCCGCTTTTCCATTCCCAACTCGTTCTGCCCCGTTGCTGATGTTGGATTCGGATTGCCGACTCCTTCATATACAGGAACTCCATCGGCAGAACAGGACCGGACAATGAACCCAACCCAAGGAGATGAAACCCAATGAGCAAGCAAAGCCCCCAAAACCAAGCCCTCCGTACCGGAGGTTTCCAAACAAAGAACGCCAACTTCGACTCGACCTGTAAGGTCTGTGGCGGAGCAATTCGGGGCAAAGCCCCGAAGTGTGCCGTCGTCGCCGTCAAGATTCCTTCGGAATCTCGCAAACAGAATTGGATTCACGCCACTTGTGTCAACATCGACCTCCACCTCCACCCAACCGAAGGTACTTCGGTTCGGAAGCACCTCAAGCCATCCGACCTTTCCCTCTTTGGTGAACCAAAGTCGCCACCCAAGCCAACCCCCAAGTCCAAGGACACACCCCCAAAGGAGCCAAAACCTATGCCAAAAACACCCAAAACCCCGAAGCCCGATTTGAAGATGCCCCTTCCTACGGAAGGAGATGGTGGTTCAGTCCTTGCAGGACTTGTAGCACCTCACATCATCGGCATGGTCTCCGACCATGTTGAAGTCGCCATCACTGATGGTCTTTCGCAACTCTCGATGCCTCGACCTTTGGTCGTTAAGCCGCTCGGCGAGACTGATGAAATCAAGGTCGGCCTTGCTCACCCATGCTTCGACCATCTTCTTGAGATGGGACGAATCCGCCAAAACACCTTGGCTTCGGGTCCGGCAGGCTCCGGCAAAACCTTCGCCGCAGAACAGGTCTTCAAGACCTTGGTCACTCTTCCGGAATCGCAAGGTGGCTTCACCTCGGACTCCGTCCGTTTCACCGTCGTCTCATGTCACAATGAGATGATGCCTTCCGACATAGTCGGTCCAATGATTCCTTCCATCAAAGATGGTACGGAGAACCACCGAATGAGCGAAGCCGTCAAGACCTATCGTGATGGTGGCGTCCTCGTCTTCGACGAATTTGACCGCCTCATGGGTGGAACAGCCGTCGCCGCTAACATGGCTTTAGCCAACACTGAATGGTCGATGCCCGATGGGACCGTCATCAAGCGTCACCCCGACCTCTTCATTCTTGCGACAGCCAACACCCTTGGTCA